ATCGCTCTTCAGGATGTGGATTTTGCTGTCAAGCAGCCTGCATGTTTCTGCTTCGCTAGCTGAGCAACATGAAAGTTGAGATCACACGCGGAGTGATGATCAACGGGGAGCCTGTAAAAGCAGGCTCTTTTATCGAAGTTGATCAGCAGACAGCAAACATTCTTTTCAATAGCGACAAGGCAAAAGTTGCAGTTGATAAGGAAGTTGCTTCTCATCCCGAAGCGGCCCCCACTTGTCCACCCAAGACCCCCTCGAAAAGAGGACGTTCCAAAACTCCTGGAGAACAACAATGACAATTCTTTCTGTTGGGCTGGAAAAGCTTTCGCACTTTGCTTTAGCACCAACAGCTTCACGCACCTCTGCACTTAACGGCACTGCTGTTGACTTGAATGACTACGAAGGTGACATCTGCGTAATTCTCGATGTCGAGAATGGCGGAACATCAACTTTGGATGTCAAGATTCAGTCTGCAGACACTTCCGGCGGAACGTATTCTGATGTTACCGACGCTGCGTTTACTCAGGTAAGCACAAGCGCCAGCAAGCAGACTCTTGTTTTCCCAAAGGGGAGCGCCAAGCGTTTTATCAAAGCTGTTTCGACAGTATCCACTTCAACTCACACCTATAGCGTCAATGCTTTTGGTGCTTTGAAGTACGCCTGATAGCTGTACATGCCCGGTTTGTCCGGGCTTTTCTCATGGCATTTGCTGAAGATTTAAGCGTTTTTTTGAGCAGTGCTGATTTTGCTGTTCCTGTTACGGCTGGGTCCACTTCAGGGCTAGGGATATTGGACATGCCAAGCGAGATCATTGCTGACGGAGTTGTTCTAACAACTGATTATAAGTTGACGTGTGAATCTTCAAAGTTCGGGGGTTTGCTGCACAGCGATTCAGTATCAGTTGATGGATCCGAATACACTGTCAGAAGCGCGAACCTCATCGACGATGGGAAATTCGTTGAGTTAATGCTGATGAAGAATTGATGACTGTTGAAATCGGCTACTTCGCAGACAATTCCAAGAACATTTACTTTTGGGATCCTCTCACTGCTGATGGATCAACTCCTGCGGTAAAGCTTGCGGGTGTGAACTATGTGTTTGTTCATAAAATTGTGGGTGGGAATATAACTGTTATAGATGAAGGCTCTTTGAATGGGACTGATTGGTTCGAGCTTGAGTCTCATTCTCACTCTGGTAGCGGTACTGATGCCCACTTTTATTCCAACAGTCCCGTCCTTTATGTCCGGTGTACTGTGAGCAATATAGGTAATGGCGAAGAGTTCCAAGGTTCTGTGATGTGTGATTGATGACTACTAGACGCGAACAAATCCTGTCACAGATTGCTACGACGCTGGCCAGTACTGCTGGCGTTAGTGGGAGGGTGTACAGGTCAAGAGTGGCAGCGGCTGCAAGGGCTGAGACTCCAATGATCGTCATCGAGCCAGTGAATGACGTTGCGCAGCAGCAAACATCACTGCCAAAGCTTGACTGGACAATGCGCGTAAGGGTCGTCGTAATTACTCGATCCACGACTCCCTATACGGATGCTGATTCAGTAATTGAATCGATGCACTCAAAGCTTATGGCTGATCTGACAGTTGGAGGATACGCGATCGATGTGCAGCCTGTTCTAACAAGCTTTGAATTTCTTGATGCTGATCAACCTGCTGGTGTGTTTTCCAATGAGTACGACGTTAAATACAGAACTCAGGTAGCAGACCTTACTGTCTACTAAGGTTTAAGCAGTCGCAAGGATTACGATGAAAGACGAGTACAGCGGTCAAGGTGGGTCGTATTTAATCGATCCAGAAACCGGAAAACGCACTCTGATCAAGCGAACACTTCCCGCCGACCCCCCACAAGAAAATGGCACCACTTCTTCTACGGAAACGACTAATCCTGGTGGAACTAGAGTCCAGCTACGGAGTCGATCCGACTCCAACCGGAACCGACGCGGTTTTGGTGAGGGACTTGAACATCACTCCACAGCAGAGTGATGTCGTTAATCGCGATCTGATCCGTCCTTATTTGGGCGCTTCTGAGCAGCTGCTTGCCAACACTCGCGTTGAGTGTACTTTTAGTGTTGAGCTTGCTGGCTCTGGCACTGCTGGCACTGCTCCGCAGTACGGCAAGGCACTGCAGGCTTGCGGCCTTAGTGAAACTGTTGCTGCTGGTACGTCAGTAACGTATGCGCCAGTTAGCTCATCATTCAGTTCAGTCACTATCCACTACAACATTGATGGTGTTCGCCACAAAGTGACTGGTGCCAGAGGAACATTTACTCTGAACACCTCTGTGGGCGAGATTCCCTCCATCGATTTCACGATGACGGGTATCTACAACGCTCCTGATGATTCAGCACTGCCGAGCGTTACTTACGCAAACCAGGCAACACCGCTGATCTTCAAGAACGGCAACACAGACACCTTCTCCTTGCTTTCTTACTCTGGCTGCTTGCAGTCGTTGAGCATGGACATCGGCAACACGGTCGTGTATCGCGAGTTGATTGGCTGCGACAAGGAAGTGATCATTACTGATCGCAACGCAAGCGGTTCTGTGAGTATTGAAATGATTTCAATCGCTACGAAGGACTACTTCACCGCTGCATTGACTGACAGCACGCTGGGTAACTTGACGTTCCAGCACGGCACCACGGCTGGAAACATTGTTGATTTTGCTAGCACCCAAGTCGATATTGGAGACGTGAGCTACGGGGATCAAGACGGCATTGCGATGCTGAACATCCCATACACCGCGATTCCATCAACAGCGGGCAATGACGAGTTCAGTTTGGTGTACACTTGATTTGAGGGAGCCAAGCCCTCTGGAGAAAAGCGCAATGGCCGTGTTGGAGAGCACGGCCTTTTTTATTGCTGTAAGCTAATTGCAGTTAAATTCACTCAATGGCATTCGTTCGGAAAAAGGTCAAAACTTTTAAGTGGCCTGTAACCGTGGAAGAGCCTGCTGATGGTGGAGTCTTTGATGAATCCACTTTTGACGCAGTGTTCAAGCGCGTACCACGTTCTGAGTTCCAGAAGCTTGCAGACAAGGGTGATCTTGACTTGCTCAAAGCAGTCATGACCGGATGGGAGGGAATTGAAGACGAAGACGGCAAACCGTTGCCGTTCTCCCAGGCAGCAATGAAAGAATTTGCCGATGATCCGTATTGGATTCGTGGTGTCTTGAAGGCATACACCGAAACTTTTGAAGGCGCAAAACTGGGAAACTAAAAGATGCCGTCAAGTATTGGGCGAATGGCGGCAAAAGGATAGAGGACAAAAGTAGTGATGACGCAGCGGCATTTGGATTGAAGCCGCAGCGTCAAGCCGCTCCTGAAGAGGAGCACTTTGAGGTGTGGGAAGAGAATTGGGATACGTTGATGATGTTCCTGCGAATGCAGACGCAGTGGACTGTAACGATGGGAGGTTACGTTGGATTGAAATATGAGGTGTTGCTAGGTGCGTCAGGACTGATGTCCCTTTATGATGTAAAGAATCCCCGTGAGATGCTGGAGAGCCTTCAAGTAATGGAAGCTGCTGCACTCTCTGAGCTGAACAAAAAAGATGGCAAGTAAGACTGTTCAACCGATAGCCATTGAGCTCGGCATTAAGGGCGGCGAAAGACTTGCGGCGCTAAATAGATCATTCCGGGATTTATCAAAACAGACAAAGCTTTCTGATAAAGATATTGTTCAGGCGACTAAAGATATTGCTAAGTTTGCAAAAGAAGTTGGTAATAGTGAAGCGACAATAAAAGGTCAGATCAAAGCGTTTGAAGGCTTGCGCGAACAGGCCGCTATGGGCGGCAAGGTTTATCGCGAGCTTGGTGCAAGTATTATAGATCTAGGACTAACCCTTAAGGGGTCTAGCAGGCAGATAGAAGAGCAAAGATCCGCGTTACTGGAAATTGGGTCTGCTGCTTCTTCTAGTTCGGCGCAAATAAAAAAAGCGATTGACGGCCTTAAGCAGTTAAGGAACCAAGCGTCTCAGGACTCTCAAGCATTCTTTGGGCTTTCAAAAGAGATCGATGAGCTGACAAAAAAAGTCAACTCACTTGACGCTGCACTAGAACAAAACGCAAGCCGAAACAGGGCTAGGGCTGCTTCTGTCACAGGAGTTTTGGCGAAATATGAAGCTGCAGCGGGAAAACAAGCTCAAGCTGCAAAAGAAAGAGAGGAAATTGTTAGAGGTGAAGTCTTAGCTCTTAGTGAGAAAGGTAGGGCTACTTCAGAACTTACGAAGAAAGAAAATCAATTAACTGCAGCAATAGCGAGAAGAAGGCAACTAGGTGTTCAAGAGACTGCTCGCGAGGCTAGAAGATCAGTAAGAGCTGGTGCTCAAATCTATAAAGGCAACACAGAGCTTGGCCCTATAGATGCACTCGACCAGCGGTTAGGCGATCTACCGGCTACCACTGCTGCTTTTTCTCAAAAGCTCACTGAACTGCAAGATCGGTTGATAAATACTGTTAGGTCAAGCGATCAATATGTTGCAGTTGCGTTGCGTATTGCACAGGTGCAGCGAGAGGCAACAGCAACTGCTCAGGGGTTAGGCGCTGCTCTGGTAAAAGATTTGGCCAGCGGCAATACGGTCAGGAATCAAAAAAATCTGCGCGAAGCTATTGGTCAGCTCCAAGCCGAAATGAACGAACTGAATACTGAGACAGCCGAGGGTTCGTCTAAGTATGCGGAAAACGCAAGACAAGTCAATAACTTACAGAAACAATTAGACGGAATTGCGGGCAGTTATCGCAATGTCACTGACATGGCGAGGCAGGCTTCTACTGCTCAAGGCGTTTATGCGAACACTTCTGTAGGCAGCAACTATCTTCGCCGGGGGATCGTTAGGCGGCAAGAGGCAGCAAGAGCTGAACTGGGGGCAGCCGTTAGAGCAGGGGTAGCTTCAACGCAACTAGCGTTACCTGCTGCAGGCCAGACCACAGCTCCAGGTACTGGACTAGAAAGAAGTGGAATGGCTCGCGGAGTCTTTGATTTAACAGGTAATGTCACAAGGGCACGCCTAATCCCCGCCGACATCCCCGGCTTGAAAGAAGACGCAGCCGCACTACCTACAGCGGCAACTGGTGTAAATGCCGCTGTAGGGCTGAGCGAGCCAATCAAAAAGCAAGCCAATGCGCTAAGAGAAGCTGCCACTGCTTATAAGCCATACAACGCAGAAATCAGAAAGGCTAAAGCCGCAAACAATGGAAGCATCTCTGGGATAAATAACCTTAGAGCCGCTTTGGAGAGAAAGCGCAACGAGCTGCCTACGACCACGTCTGCATTTAAGCGTTTAACCCAGCAGATTGAAAGCCTGGACAGGCAGGCGGAAAAAGCTAGTAAGCGCATGAGCCGCCGCAAATTCTCCCCCGGCAAAGCAGCCCAAGTTGCTGGCGCAACGATTTCAGGCGGAATCTTTGGTGGTCCTGAAGGATTCCTTGGTGGTGCAATTGGTGGTGCGGTTGGTGGTGTTGGCGGGTCTTTTGCTGGTGCTGCACTTGGCGCTCAGGTAGGCCAGCTCAGGCAGCAGCTTGGTGGGTTTGCTGAATACGCGGCAGGCATAACAAAACTTAAGATTGCCCTCAAAGGCATCACCGATGACGCATATAGCTACGAACAGGCTCTGCAGGCAGCGGCTGATGTCACAAAAGAATTAAATGTTCCACAAGAAACTGCCATTAAGGGGATCACTCGACTTACCGCAGCCGTAAAAGGCGCTGGTGGCGGTGTTGTTGATGCGGAGCTTGCGTTTAAAAATATCACTGCTGCTATTACGGCAACTGGCGGCGGAGCAGAACAGGTTGAAGGAGCCGTAACTGCACTCGTTCAAATTTTCTCAAAGGGCAAGGTTTCTGCGGAAGAAATCAACCAGATCGCAGAAAGATTACCCGGTACATTTAACAAGATTGCCGAAGCATCAGGCAGGACCGGGCCAGAGCTGACAAAAGCCTTGCAAGCGGGCGAGGTGGGCTTGAATGACCTGATGAAGTTCTTGGTTCAGCTAGGTGGCGAATACGGCGAATTGGCTGAAAAGATTGCTGGGTCTTCCGAGTCAGCTGGTGCAAGACTGACGGTTGCATATAACAATATGCGGATTGAGGTAGGTAAAGCTCTTCAGCCGATTGGTGCTGAGTTCCAGCAAGCATTTGCTGATTTTATCGAAAACATAACACCCGCGCTTCTTTCGACTCTGCCAGGGCTTGGTCAATTGTTCTTGTCAGTTGCAAAAAATTTAGACGTACTCGCCGCTGCTGCGGTAGCTGCAGGTTTAGCCTTAGGTGGCCTTGCAGCCAAGGTGGCAATAATAAAAGCAGGCTCCATTGCTGCTTTGTTTGCAAAAATTGCGACAGCCGCGTCATCAGCAGGAATTGCGTTGAAAGGGATGTCTGCAGCCGCGCTTCTTAATCCTTGGGTTCTTCTAGCTGCGGGGGCTGCAGCTGCAACTGTCGGCATAGTTAAATATTACCAAGGGCAGAAAGAATTAAATCAACTACTGGACGAGGGCAAAGGTAGCACCGAAACGATAAAAGAAAAAATGCAGGAATACAGGGATGAAATAACAAAAACTAGGGCCAAGCTGAAGGGGATAAATGGAGAACAAAAAGCCACAGGCCGTCAAGCAAACAGTTTGAAGAAAAAAGTTGCAGAACTAAGAAGCGAGCTTGAAAGGTTGGATGGCACCTACAGGATCAGGATTAAGTATGAAAACCAAGGCTATAAGTATGACGAAAAAGGCCGGATGGAAGAATTTACTGTTGGAGGAATAGTTTACGGTGGACCGAGAGGAGCAAGGGCTAAACCTTTGCGCCGAGTAGATGGAACCCCACTTGATGGAGGCTTGACCGTATATGACGATCCTTCTGGCACTGGTACTGGTACTGGTACTGACGGCGGCGGCGGCAAAGGTAGTGCGGATCAAACGCTTTCGCGATTGATTAGCTTGCAGAACAAATACGATTCAATTCTCCGATCGAGCCCATTATTAGAAATTCAAAGATTTCAGCTTGTCAACTCACTGGCCCTAGTCCGAGCGCAAGAGGATAACAACGCAGAACTGGTAAATACGATAAAAAACAATGAAATAAACCTTGATTTTGCGGATCAAGAGCTGCGAATAAGAAATCAATACATAGACGCTAGGAATGCTGCGAAAAGCATAGAAAATCCACAGGAAAGGCTTTTAGAAGAGAGGATTGCAGAGAGGAAGCAAGATTTTGAGCTTGAGAAGCTTCTAATTTCAGCCAATGGCCGGAAACTTGCTCTTACGCAAGAAACTGCTATAGCTGCAGAAAGAATTGCCAAGGCTTCCGAAGACGAGCTTTTTAACCTCCGCGATCAGCTTGGGCTGGTCGGCAAGCAGGAAAGGATCGATAGATTCAGGCAGTCAAGAATAGACGCAAGGGATCCAAACGCTGAACAGCAAGCTGACTTGTTCCGCCAAACAATAGATCCCACGTTGATTGAAGGTTTAAGTCAAAACATCCGCAGTTTGAAAAAAGACCTCGAAGATTTAATTAATCCAATCAACCAAATCACTGGCGCAGCAAACGCGATTGGAAGTGCGTTTTCACAGTCGTTTACGGATGCAATCAGTGGATCTAAAAGTGCAAAAGAAGCATTGGCTGAT